GTGTCCTTGGCCTATCAAAAAACCTACCCCCCTTACTGCTATTGCAACTGCTGCACAATACTTGCAAATTATTAGGGTTATCGTCTCCACCGGCTATGCGTGGCACTATGTGGTCAACGCTTAGGCGTTCATCTGACCCACACATCTGGCAACATCCATCTCTTCTGATGATCTGTTCCCTTATCTTGCGCCACTTATTAGATGAGCCAGTACCTTTAAGACTTGACATGAACGCTCTTCAAACAGTAAACGCAATAAGCGTAATGAATCTTGTTATGACCAACATATGAATAGTGATGGCCTAAGAGTCCACACAAGAAGCGTCTCATTAATGCCATCCCTTATCCTTCCAATGCTTCCATGCTTTGCATGTATCGCCTTGATATCTATGATCTATATATTTAAGTCCATAGTGTATCTGTTCGATAGGTGACTTGTCCTTGACTATAGGGTTCTTCAGCTGTAATAGTCCATAAACATAACTCTTGGTTGGACTATTTAGATTCCCTACTGCTTTATGATTCCAAGCAGATTCTTTACCTATAAGCCTTGATAGGCATTTAGCTTCTCTTTTATCTAATGTAAATCGTACATAATCTTTTGGATCAATTGCTTCTATTGAGCCACTTGATGCGTGACTCATGGGTAAGCATAGAGATATCCCAATAACGATTGCTACCGGGCGGGCTATCCGCTTAAGCGCCCGCCCTGAGCCCCTGAGGGCTCTAGCCAAGAGTGTACCGAGGGTGTCAAGCATGTGTATAACTTGGGCGTGTCCTGAGCGTAGAGTGAACTTTTGTCCACAGTTATCCACAGGCTGTGTGTAACTATTTATCTGTCGAGTAGAAACCGCTTCCCTTAAATGAGATACCTGGAACGCTATAAATCTTTTGCATCGAGCTGTGACAAAACTGGCATTTTGGATCATGTGGTTCATTGATTGAGAACTCCTTCTCGTACCGCAAGTTGGCCTCGCAGTCTTCGTTGGTACATTCGAATTCGTATATAGGCATTAGTTCAGCCCTGACAAGTGCGGCATGGCACATCCTCTAACTTCCACGATCCACATTTAGTGCATCTCTCAGGAACTAATTCTACCGAATCTTTATTAATATCTCCGTAAATAGGTAGAAGTAACTGCACCAAGTCTGCAAACCGCATAAAGGCCAGATACTCGGAAGCATCTTCTCCTTGGCCATTCATCCGGCACACCACGAAGGGAAGCTCTTTGCCCCCTGCTCTCTTGCTCGCTTGGCGCAGCCACTCCAAGGGCTGGAACGCCGATCTAGCCTTAACCTCGATGTCGAACGGGACATTGGTTATATCTTTTCCAGCACCTCGACCGATACCTGCATGAGGCCACCATTGCTGGAGATAACTAGCAACAACGCGCTCTGTGCGTAATCCTCGGTCTTTTCTGTGTCTAGTCATAGTTAAATATCTATGCCTTTCCAGCAGAATTTATTGTGTGGCATGTATTGCATGTCCACTCTTTATTGATCCATCGATGTCTGATTTGATTCCAGGTTGGAACCGAATTGCACATTTGGCAGATTAACTTATAACCCAGTTCTTCAAGTGCTTCAGCATTAGCTCGAAGGTTGGCTTCTTCTTCTTCGCTTGGGAATGACTCCCATTCGTTATCCTGGTTTAAGAATTGAATGTGTCCCATTAGCGTTTCACCTGTGGCTTCCATTGTCCGGTTTCTTTGTCAATCTCGTACCAGATTGGGTCGCATCGCTCTGCATCTCCTAGAATCTGAGCCATACACTTCCACATGCCCCAAGGCTTGTTGCCTGACTTAGAAGTTCCTGTCTTCCATACACGAGCACCATGAATACAGCTCTCGTCTACTGGAGTGCCACCAAGGACATCCTTCACCATCTCGACTGCTGCTTCCAATGTCTGAACTGGTGCTGCTGGCGCTACTGTCCATGGATCATCTTTCTTTGGTACTGGGATATATTCCTTTGATGTATCAGCCATCTTAGCCTTTACTTGCTCGATGTTAGCCTTTACTTGTTGACTTGCAGCAACCTTTGACATTTCTTCACGCGATGCTCTCTTTCCTTTAGTAGCATAGCCTGCATTTGCGAGTGCGCGGCCAATCGCACTTGTTTCGCAATTTTCAAGAGCGCTAGTCGCATTAACTCCACGCCCCTGGACTGTTTCCTCTGCAAGGCCAGTTGTCCAAGGCCGAGCATCTGCCTCAGTTCGAAAGATACTAGCTTCAACGATAAACCGAGAAGAAGTGCTATCCAACAACTTCGTATGAATCTGACCATCTGGGTGATCCTTCCAAAATTTAACTAGGCGTTCTTCGACTGTCTCGTAATCATCAAGATTAAACATTATTTGCCTTCCTTGTAAGCGAATAACAGATCGGATAACTTCTTCATAATCTGTTCATTTTGCCAGAATAATGCAACATGCATTTCTCCCGATTCATAAGCATTTACTTTCATGCTTTGCATTTTGCCCCAACTAGGCTTTTCTAATTCAGACATAAAGTTCACTCTCCTCTGTAGCTAGTTGTCCTGATATAGCAAAGTATGCTGCGCCATCGATGTAATTATCGACTTTCGGAGTTTCCATACTCCTTGCGACTTTGACCAATGCCAGGCACATAGCCACTTGGTAGTCAGTAACAGGCATTTCGAGGTATGCAGACCATAAGGATGCGGTTCGTTGCATATTGTCTGTCGGGTGACCGTAGTCCATTCCACGATCTTGGATGATTGCTTTTGCCTCGTTGAGAAAGTCACCGGCATTCATCGATTCGCCTGGAACTGCTCGATGCGGCCTTCAATCTTTCCATCATGGTGACCGGTCTTATACATAAGCAGACCTATTAAGCCATGAGTTGCTAAAAGTATTAGCTGTAATACTGTCATTTTTGCTCCCATTCCACCGGCATTTCCGGCTTCTTGGGATGAGTCTATAACGGCAATTCAACCTCTACTAGCACATTTTGATAACGATATGGTAACGATTCTTGCAGGTCGATAGCATCGTCTAAGCTGTATTCGAGGTCACTTTCGCGGCCTGCCATAAACCTTCCCCTGAACGATAAAGGTGCCATTCTTCTCGATATTAATAAGATCGACTTGAACGGTAGAACCTTGGACATACATAATGGCGAAAGCCTGCTGCCATTGGGCTGACCCCTTGGTATATTTTGCAGCCTGGAAGCTCATGAGGTTTCCGACTTCTACCCCATGTAGTGTGCGCCCCATACGACCCCCTACAGACTCGCTGTAAGCCGTTCTGCCGGCTCTATGGGTATGTCCTGATATAACTGATTTACCGTAGCGTTTAGCCGCCTCTATGGCGCTCATACCGCCCATTTGCTTGATAGGTGTGTGGTCTCCATGAACCGCTACCCAATTTGGTGCAATATTCATTGGTTCTTTGTGAAATTTAATGCCCAGTTCATCGAACTTCATAAACTTCTCGAATCTCAGCTCTGGAAGGCTAAGAAACGATGGAATCTTCTTCATGATAATGTTATATAAGCGATCTGTGTGGTTGCTTCGGATGCAGTCAGTAACACCCAATTCCCATAGGAGTTCGACACATCTGTCGCGATCATCGCCAAGGCTTTGCTCATAGGCTTGAGGGGTTCCCTCACTCCACTTGCTAATTGTTTGGAAGTCAATCTCGTCTCCGATTGTGACTGTTTGGTCTGGCTTAAACTTCTGTAGGAATCTTGCTATGTTCTGAGTTACATGGACATCCTCGAAAGGAACCTGTAAATCGCTCAGAATAACGATTCTCTTCATTTAGTCCTCGTCATCATCCTCGTATGGGATATTGTCTATCCGGTTGGGTAGGTTCGGAATAAGCCAGTCTGGGAATGAGTCACGATCTGAAAGAATCCAGAACGCATGAGTCTCAGAGAATCCGGCTTTACGCAATGACTTATAGAACTCATTTAACGCTATTGCATAAGCATCTAAGGCGTTGTAAGTGTCTAAGTCTATGACTGGTCTTTTCCTTGCCATGAGATAAGTGTTACTTACCTAATAAGTCGATGATTGTATCGACACGCGCTTCTAGTCGAGAAACCTGATCCTTAATGCTTGAGCCGGAATTGGGCTTGAGTTCTGATAGGTAATGCTTAATCATGAACTGGACATAAGCTGCTACGCCGCCAAGAACTGTAATAATCGCAACGGCAATAGCTGCGAAGTCCTGAGCGGTCATTTCTTCGGAGATGCGTAACCGAATACGCCTGCAACGATTGAGCCAAGGATTGAGCGATAATCAAGAGCAAAGTTTGAAGTAGTTCCCCATACTGCTAGAAACGCTCCAAGTGAGACTATTGCTGGGTGCTTCATATTCATTTAGTGCCGCCTAACATTGGGATATTAAAGAACGAACCATCTGTATCGCCCTTTGGAGTGAAAGAAATATGGCAATGGTGCTTATGCGGGTTAGATCCAGAATACTTTCTCCAACGCCAACCCAAGCGAGACGATGCGATGCGACCGTTGAAGATGATGTAAGAGATTCTCTTATCTCCGGCCTTGGCGCATAGTCGAATCTGGTCAGCAATGTCAGGCATGAGGTCGGGTTTCGCCTTACCAGATACATCCCGGTCAACATCGATAGCCCTAACTGTTTTGCTATCAACGCTTGGAATATGGTCAGACTTACCAGCTGCGACATGACGAGCATCTGCGATCCATCCATCCGAGGTTCTATCTCGGTCTGGAAAAGTATCATCGAACTGCTCTCTTAACTGCTGTCCGGCTTTGCATAACTTGGGAGTCATGCCAGTAGCAGTTGAGCTTCTTCTTCAGAAATACCAAGTCGAGCAAATAGTGCAGCTTTAGCCTCTGCCTTTGCCAAGGCTTCTGCTTGACGATTAGCCATTGTTTCAGCATATTCAATTGCTGCTATTTCCTCAGCTGATAATTCTGCCTTAGTCATTTCACGAACAGTTTCTTCGCCTGTAGCGCAGTCAATTACATATTTCACTTGAGACCCCATAACTGAATAAATCCGCCTGATATAGCGTTAATTGTTCCGGTTGTTTCTCCTCTGTAGAAGTTAACAGAAGAAATTGCAGAAGTGCTTGCGTAATGCCATGAACCTCTGCGAATGACATTCACTGAAGTATCTGCTCGGCGATAAGAAGTTACGCTTTCCATGTACTTATGTAGAGTTGTTGAATTGGCATTATAAATCATTACATAACCTGCTGCTGTGTCTGTAGAACTGGTGCTTGTTGTTCTTACGAAACATGGCATATTGGTTTCTGCGCCAAAATATCCACTTACTGTACTGTTTGTAAAATCGATTTCACGATACTTATAGTTAGCGCCGCTATCGTTATTAAGGCGATATAAAAGAGTGGTGTTATTTGCGCTGGCGTAAAGACCTGCCCAAGTCACACATAATTGCTTATAATCGCTAGAGATTGAATTGAAATCAATCGCTGTTGCGCTAGAAGGTGTTGATGTAGAGATAAGTGTCCATCCGCCACTTGCAGGTGTAGCCCATGCTAAGCCAGTTGCGGCTGCTGAATCTGCTGTAAGAACTTGTCCATCTGTTCCAACTGCTAAACGAGCTGGAGTGTCTGCTGCTGTTGCTCCAATAAGATCACCTTTAGCATCGACAATAGCGTTTTGAATAGCGTTTGAGTCATCTTGAGCAACCCATGAAAAATCAAGGTCTGTTCCAGATGCCTTGGCTAGTACCTGCCCGGTAGTGCCGCCTTTAAGGTCTACTAGGGCTGTGTCGATATCTTGGCCAAGTGCAGCAATAGCGGTAGCGCCATCCTTTACAAGGTCTGTCGACTGAGGGATATCCCACCCAAAGTTCGTGGTTGTTGTTGCCATTACGCTACTACTCCTATCGCATTTAGCCAGGTTAGGCTGGTGTTAATTGTGTTCCATGTCTCCGCTGCATTTACCTGTTCCCATTTTACAGCAACTTGGGAGAAACTTATCGGAGATGCATTGAAAGTCAGGCTTAGGTTATTTAGGCTTGCTCTGAATGTCCAGCCTTCCACATATCCCTGAAATGACCCATTAGTGATGTTTGGCGGTAAGTTCTGAATCCAGACTGGTTGGCCTAAAAAGATGTTAATAAGCGCATCTCTATCAGCATCGTCAATCTCTGGGTTTCCAAGAGCAAAAGTAATGCTCTGGAATTTAGGGTAAGGATAGGCTCTAAGCTCGATATAACGATCTGCCAAGGCTTCTGCATCTGAAGTGTTCTTGATGCGAGATAAGTAAGATTCGCCATAAGTGCCAAATAAAGATTGGCTAGTAGTGTCCTGAGCCACATAGGACTGGTTCCCATTGTTATCGTAAATGATATTGAAATAGTTTCTAAGGTCTCCAGCGCGAGTAGTCGCAGCTAGTCCTACGCCATTGGCATGGTTAGCATCGAGCGTGGTGTAGCCATTAGCCGCTAAATAGTCCTGGCGATGAGTCTGGTCTGCATAACCGATATTGCCGTTAGAATCCTCATAAAGAACACCAAATGCTGAGTTAGCGATATCTGTGCAAAGAGAATAAAGGTCTGTCTTGCTTGATGATCTGCTAATCATCTCGTAATCGCCTGGTTGGTCAATATCTCCAAGGCCAATATTTACAGCATTAGCCCAAGTCTCTGTAGGGTCATAACTAGCCCAAGTTTCCGCTGCCGGAACTTCATTCCATTGGCCTAGAAGATAGCCAGAAAGAAGTGTATAAATCTGGTCTCCATCATAATCCTGGGACAAAATGCCGTTATCAATAATCTTAGGTAGTTTAGATAAAGCGCCAAGGGCGGTAATGGTTGCGGTGGTGGTATATCCAAGATCACCAGCTCGATTAACGGCGATAGTGAAGTCTGAGATATATCCGCCAAAGATTGGAACGAAGGCATCGCTTGAATCAGTCACTTGAACTGAAAGGCTGGTGCCTACTGTAAAGTCATAAGAACTATTATCGAAATTGATTAACTGCAACTGGCAATAACCTGCAACTGGCTGCTGGTTAATATCGGTACGCCCAGAAGTTACTGTTAGGTTGGCAACGGTAACATCGGTTACTTCGTACCCATCTACCTGAATCTTATAGGCTGGAGTCCAGGCGGTCATGCGTAAATTAAGCCCCCGCCTAGGGTTCCTCGAGCTGAGGAATCATTAAGAATACTTACGATTTGGCGAGCGGTTGACTCGGTATCAATTGCGCCGTTAACGGTGATATTAGTGGTTCCGGTTCCTGCATAAATATAGCGTGGAACTGAAGGCGCTGCTGGTGTTGGAGTAGATGGAGCCATAGGAGCAGATGGAGATACTGCCCCAGTTTCAAATGAAGATGTTACAAAATTCTTAACTGCTGAACCAGCGTTCTTAATGGCATCGATAAGGTCTTTAATTTTAGACACTTTATCGACGAAGTCTGCGAAGAGATCAATGATTCCAGCAATAGTCTTGCCAAGAGCCTTAAATGCCAGGCCAAGAGTTTCACCAATGACAGGTGCTAAGTAATCCTTAGCAAAATTATAGATAGCCTTCATAAAGCCATAGAAAGGCTGGAGTTCTTCATTATTGCGGGCGAGAGAATCGCGTACTGAATTAAATGCAGATCGTAGGCCATTAATAATTGGCTGAATAACCTTCATGACTGGCTGAAGCTTCTCGCCTAGGTTAGAAGTAAAGTCTTGAATTGCCGGGATAACCTGCTTAACGATGATATTAACCATCGGAGTAATAGCATCAAGGATATAAGCGCCTACGGTCTCTTTACCTTCATCGAAGGCAATCTGAAGGCGTGTTAACTTGCCCTGGAATGTGTCTGCCTTGGTAGATGCCTGGTTCTCAAAAGTATCTGCAAGCTTGGCTGTTATCTGATCCATGCTCATGGTCTTCAGCTGAGCGGATGTAAGTCCAATGCCTAACTTAGAAAGCGCGGCTGTATTGCCTTCGGCTGCCTTAGCCATTGCATTGGTAACTGCTTCAAGAGACTTGCCTGAACCGGCTGCAACATCGATGGCTACGGTCTGAAGCTTCTGAGCCTTCTCTACATCTCCAGTAGCCCTTGCAAGGCGTTCTAGGGATGGTCTGAGGTCATCATCGGTAACGCCGAAGGCTAGGGATGTCTTGGTTATGTAATCTTCTGTAGCGGCTATCTGGTTATCTGTAGCGCCGGTTACATTCTTAAGAGTAAGAGCCAATTTCTCCTGAGCGGCTGCATCGGCAATGGCTGACTTAACGCCATCGATGGCTAACTTGCCTGCATAGGCAACTGCTGCTGCTCCTGCTGCTGCAAATGCTAATCCGGCCTTCTTGCCAAACTCTCCAACCTTATCCCCGAAGGTAGCAACATCTTTATCTGCCTTGTCGAGGTTCTTAGTGAAGTTATCGACATCGGCGAGTAGCTTGAGCGTTAATGCTCTTGTACCTGTTGCCATTAGCCCCACTCCTTCAAAATCTTATCGAATGATTCTGTCCATCTAGCCACGATCTGCGGTTGAATCTTGCGGAGCGTTGGATAGATAAACCATCCCTTAGAGCCACGACCTTCACGGCCTGACCAGACAGGGAACTGCTTATATTTGTTAGAACCGAATTCTGAACCGCCCCAGATTGTCTTAGTAGTTGCACCACCGGAGAACTTTTGAGAAGCGAATCCGTAAGTAATCTCGCCAATACGGCTTGACTTCTTAACCCTAGAACCTTGAGCAATTCGACCAGCGACCTTGTTACTTTGAAGGGAATTAGCCTTCTGAATAACTTCATCTCGAGCGAATTCGGCCAGAGCGCCGGACTGGCGCTTGGCCTCTTCGTTGGCTTCTTCACCCATATTCTTTAGGGCTTTGAATACCATGCGGAGTTCTGTCTTATCGAAGGCAACTAATTCATCTGCCACGATTACGCTCCTCTAGTATTTCAACTGCTGTAAGAATATCCTCGGCACTTTGCCAATGATCCATAGGAATCTGTGTAGCTAGTGCCAGTTCAACTAAGAGTCGGCTTACGCTTCCTCTTGGATGACTTTTGGGTCTTCCCCACCTACTTCAACATCGTCTACGGATTCCATCCATACATCGAGTGTCTTAGTCGGCTTACCGCCTGCCTCACGCTTCATGGCGCTGTGTGCAACATAAAGAATGTCCCACATACCCCCGAATTGAGAGATGACCTTCTTAGTTGCCATCTCCCATCGGGCGTAATCTGGCGGGCGAACCATGTAACTGGTTTCGGTTCCGTCTATGTATTTAATTGTTATTTGCTGTTGCATTGTTTGCTCCCGTTTCTACTTTTTAGGAGAATGTCTCTGTGACAATTCCCTGCTTGACTTTGAAAGTAAAGTCTACAGTCTGAGCATCTGTTCCAGCGCCACCGGCTGTTGGAAATTCTGGGAAGATGTCGAATACGAACTGAGCGCCTGTTGCAGCTGTGAAAGTGATAGCAATAGTTGTATCTGGTGTCTCTGCTGCTGTCCATAGTGCTTCGCATACTGAAGAAGTCTTGCCCCAGTCTGCAAGCATTGAAAGAGCAAAAGTACCTTCAACATTAACAGTCTTTACGGCTTCGCCATCAAGTGTCTGGTAGACCTCGCGTACATTTGTCTTTGTTAGAACTGCTGAAGTCGCTTGAGCGTCAATATCTGTTCCACCTGTGAAAGATAGAGAAACATCGCGACCTGTGATTACTGTGGTTGCCATTATTTATCCTTAGTTTGTTTGTGTGTAGTAGGTAGAAACTCTGATATCGGCGACCAAGCAATTTGAAGGCCCGACCTGAGTAACTGTTGGTTTTTCAACCGCTCCGATTGTGTACCCTACTGGGATCACCTTCAGAACACTTATGACTAGCTGCTCGAGGTTGTCGAGCGATGCAGGGTTGCTGTTATATGCAACCGCGACTGAGATAACGAGATTAATCTTTGTGTGAAGCGTGGTCTTGCCAAGGGTCTCTAATTCAAGATAAGGAGAATCTGGGACTGTAACCACGAAAGGCACCATAGGCGCTTCTGGCACATAGGCATAAACATTGCCTGCGACATTAGCGAAGGCATCCGCTAAAGGCTGGCGTACTGTGTCAAGGATTGTTGAAGCAGGCATTATTGCACCATTGAATCGGTGTCGATGTATGCCCCTAATAGTCCTGAAACACGATTAAAGAGACTGCGCCCTAAGCGGTACGGGCTAACATTAGTAAAGTCGACTCCCTCGATTTGTCCACCAGGAGCGATACGAGATTGAAATACCTCGACTGATACAGCTAGGACTGCTGACTCTACTGCGCTGACTCCAACATAAGTTGAAGCGCCTGAAAGAGTAGCCAAGCCTGAAGGAATAACCTGCTTTGGAGCAATATCTGCGTTTGTGATTGCTACGGTAAAGAGATCATCGTAAGAATCTGAAATTGTAAAAGTTCCGTTAAATGGGGAGCCGCATCCTGTGATGACTACGCTCTGACCCGCTGAAAAATCATTCTGGCCAACCGTTCTATAAATAGCAACATTGGCTTCTAGTTCTACTTCATCGATGGAATTGGCATACTTAACGAGCATAGGCAAAATAACTGCCTCAGCTGTATCAATGACATCTGTTAAATAAGCATCGCTATAAAGAGATGTAGAGACACCAAGAATAGACCTTAGTTCTGCAACTGTAACTATTGAAGCCATCTCTACATCCTCTCTATTAAACGACTGGGGGAGCCACCGGGAGCAGCAGCTCCCCCATGATTAGTTTTGGTTATGCAACCATCCAGCGGTAAGCACCTGCGCCAAGCTTTGTCGCAACTGCGCCGTAACCGTAGTAACCCACCTGGACCTGTCCAGTTGAAATTAAGTTACTTTGGAGTGACAAGCGTGGGCTCTCGTACCATGTGTAAGCATCTGGGTTAACAACGATCATTGTGTTGTCGCCAACGCCTGAACCTGTTGTCATGTTGCGGTCAACGCGAAGGTTGAGTCCGAGAAGGTTTCCGCGAACACCAGTAGCTGTTAGGTCGCCGCCTGCGTTCTGTGGGTTGATTGTCTGCTGGAAGACTGGGCGGTTTGAACCGTCAACGAGTCCCATCAATGCGCCCCATTGTTCTGGAGATACGATGATGTTTTGAGCGAAACCAAGTGTTCCCTTGTAAATAGAAACTGCTGCATCTGAGACGAAGTCTGCGATGTTTGCAGCTGAGACTGTGCGGTTTCCGCCGTCTGTTCCGCCTGCTACAAGTGCTGCAAGAACTGCTGCATCTGTTGCCTTAGCGTATGCGAATTCCATCTGGCGAACGAGTTCTGCAAAGAACGCTGGTGAGCTGCGATCTAGCTCGAGGCTGAATGTCTGCTGT